ACTAAGTTACCTGGTAAATTAGTGATTAAAGAGTTTCCGATGGGTAAAGCAACTATAAGTACAATTGAGGCGCATATTCAAAAATGTAATGACTTAGGTAACAGACCTGACTTAATATTAATTGATTACGTTGACTTATTAAGACCTAATCGTGTTAGTAAAGATCGTAAAGATGAAATTGATGATGTATATATTGCCACTAAAGGATTAGCGCGTGAATTAAATTTACCAATATGGAGTGTATCTCAGGTAAACAGAGCAGGTGCTAAAGATGACATTATTGAAGGTGATAAAGCCGCAGGTTCATATAGTAAAATGATGATTACAGATTTCGCTATATCATTATCACGTTTAAAAGCAGATAAGGTAAACAGTACAGGTCGTTTTCATATTATGAAGAATCGATACGGAATGGATGGATTTACGTATAATGCAAGTATAGATACATCAACAGGTAATATTGTTATTGATGATAATGAAATTGAAGAAGATGACATAGTAATTGACAAACCAATAAAATTGAACGAGAACTTTAATACTTTTGATAGAGACAACTTAAGGAACAAATTCTTTGAATTAAATGCCTCAAAATAATATTTATATCAAACACATATATAATTAATGTCAACAGTAGTATTCGTATCATGTTCCGCAGGCAAATTAAACAAGCCAGCACCAGCTGAAAAGCTATATAATTCTGATTTGTTTAATAAGCAATTGGCATATGCTAAGAAATTAACTGATGATAAAGATATATATATATTATCTGCTAAACATCATTTAGTACCATTACATAAGACTATTGAGCCTTATAATAAGACATTGAAAGAAATGCCATCAGATGCTAGAAAAGATTGGGCAGATACTGTTTTAAATCAACTAGCGTCAAGAAAGTATGATCTTGACAAAGATAATTTCGTATTTTTAGCAGGTACTGCCTATCGTGAATATTTAGAACCCCATATGAAGAGTGTTGAGGTACCATTTAAGGGATTACGTATAGGGCAACAAAAGAAAGCATTAAAAGATAAATTGAAAGAAACGATTAGTCGTATCTCCAAATATATTATTTCTGAAATAAAAAAACGTTTTAAATAATGGAGTATTCAAAGGCAAATTTAGACAAGTTAATGAAAGAATACTTAGATGAGAGTATTGCTTACGGAGATGACGACACAGATATCATTCAAGAAACATTATTGAGTTTCAAACCGGTTCTATTAGAGAGTAACTTACAATTGATTAACGAATCAAAGCTACAAGAGTACTCCAACACGTTACAAGGTGTCCCAAAAGATATCTTTGACGACTTTATCTTATACGCATTCGCGGACGAGGATAATAAATTAGTTTAACTAGGATTTAGGATTTTTTAACATGTGAAAGCATGAGTGGAATTGTTTACTTAAAGATGAGAAAGCGCCAGTTTGCGTATATTTATTATAAATAACAAATATGAAAACTAAAATATATCTTATTACTAATATAGATAATGATCCTAATAAAGTATATATAGGTAAAACTAAAAATAGTAGAGAGGCTGATCATAGACATGATTTGGGTAAACAAATTTCCTATAATATTATTGATGAAATAGATAGTATTGATAAAGAAGAATGGAAATTATTAGAAACAAAATGGATACAATATTATAAAAATATAGGATATAATGTTATTAATAAAAACAAAGGAGGTGGAGGACCTATGTCTCATACAGATGCTGCTAAACAAAAAATAGGGAATAGTGTATCTGAAAAGTTAAAAGGTAGAAAATCTCCAATGAAAGGAAGAAAACATACTGACAAAACAAAACAACAACAATCTATATCTGCTATAGGTAAACATAAAGGAGGTGGGTTCACAGGCAAAAAACACAAAACTGAATCTCTATTAAAAATACGTAAACCTATATACCAAATAGACCCAATATCAGGAGCAATAATTAATGAATTTACATCTGTAGATGATGCTTTAAGACAACTAAACATTAAAGGTATATCTAATGTTTTGAGAGGCAGAGCTAAAACAGCTGGAAGATTCATATGGAAATATAAAAACAAATAACAATGATGAACATAACACAATCAATTTTATCGGACATTACTACTTATATGAAGTATAGTCGATATGTTCCTGAACTTAAGCGTAGAGAGACATGGGACGAGTTAGTAACAAGAAACAAGGAAATGCACCAAAAGAAATTTCCCCAACTGAGTGATGAGATAGAAAACGCCTACCGGTTGGTGTATGATAAAAAGGTATTACCGTCTATGAGAAGTTTACAATTCTCTGGTCGTCCCATTGAACTTAATAATGCTCGTATATTTAATTGTTCTTTTTTACCTATTGATGATTGGAGATCTTTTAGTGAAATAATGTTCCTATTATTATCAGGATGTGGAGTGGGATATTCAGTACAACTACATCACATTGAGCAATTACCTGAAATTAAAGTACCAACTAAACATAAACGTTATTTGATTGGTGACAGTATTGAAGGATGGGCTGATGCTGTTCGTATGTTATGTAAAGCATATTTTACAGGCGCACCATTACCATTGTTTGACTTTAGAGATATTCGTCCTAAAGGAGCACAACTAATTACTGTAGGAGGTAAAGCACCTGGTCCTGAACCATTAAAAGAATGCTTATTCAACTTACAAAAGATATTTGAACGTAAACAAAATGGTGATAAATTATCATCAGTTGAAGTACATGATATGGCTTGTCATATTGCAGATGCAGTATTGAGTGGTGGTATTAGAAGAGCAGCGTTAATTTCATTGTTTAACTTGGATGATGAGGCAATGTTAACATGTAAGTTTGGTGAATGGTGGGAACAAAATCCACAACGTGGAAGAGCAAATAACTCAGCAGTTGTTATGCGTCATAAAATTGATGAGGAGGAATTTTTTAAACTATGGAAGAAAATTGAGTTAAGTGGATCTGGTGAACCAGGTATTTACTTCAGTAATGATAAAGATTGGGGTACTAATCCATGCTGTGAAATAGCATTACGTTCTTATCAATTCTGTAACTTATGTGAAGTAAATGTGTCAAATATTGAATCACAAGATGATTTAAATGAAAGAGTACGTGTAGGTGCATTTATTGGAACATTACAAGCAGCATATACTGATTTTCATTACTTAAGAGATATTTGGCGTAAAACAACAGAGAAAGATGCTTTGTTAGGTGTTGGTATGACAGGTATTGGTTCAGGAGTTATTTTGAACTATGACTTGAAAAAAGCAGCCGACTTAGCTAAAGAAGAAAACGCTCGTGTAGCTGATATTATAGGTGTAAATAAAGCAGCTCGTGTAACTACAGTTAAACCATCAGGTACTAGTTCATTAGTGTTAGGTACATCAAGTGGTATTCACGCTTGGCATAATGATTACTATGTTAGAAGAATTAGAGTAGGTAAGAATGAAGCTATATACTCACACTTAGCTACTAACCATCCAGAATTAGTTGAAGATGATTTTTTCAAACCAACAATTCAAGCAGTTATTTCAGTACCACAAAAAGCACCTGTTGGTTCTATTTTAAGAACAGAGAATGTAATGGATATGCTTGAACGTACTAAGAGATTCAACACACAATGGGTTAAGAAAGGACATCGTAAAGGTGCTAATACAAATAATGTTTCTGCTACTGTATCAATTAACGAAGGTGAATGGGAAGCAGTAGGTAAGTGGATGTGGGAGAATAGAAATACATTTAATGGCTTATCAGTATTACCTTATTTCGGAGGAACATATAAACAAGCTCCATTCGAGGATATTACTGAAGAACAATTTAATGAAATGGCTACTCACTTACATAATATTGACTTAAGTAAAGTAGTTGAGTTCAGTGATGAAACAGCATTAATGGATCAAGCAGCGTGTGCTGGAGGCGCTTGTGAAATAGTGTAGTATGGATCAAATAAAAGAAGGAATTGATTATTATATGGAGGGAGAGCGCGTGATATTCACTGCGCTCTTCCACATTAAAAGAGGACAGTGTTGTGGTAATGGGTGTCGACATTGTCCTTATACTCCTAAACATACTAAAGGAAAAATAACACTTCAAGAAAAACATTTGGCTACTAAGGAAAAATTAGATAACTTTAATTAAAATATTTGTTATGCAAAAATTAGAAGCAACACTTACCGCTATTGTTGGTATAGTATTAATAATTGCTTTAGTGTGTGTTATACTGGCTTTACCCGTGCAATTACTGTGGAACTGGTTGATGCCCGATATATTTGGGTTAAAAACTATAACGTTTTATCAAGCGTTAGGCTTAACGTTTTTAAGTCATTTATTGTTCTCAAGTACAAATCAAAATCAAAATAAAAAATAATATGGGAAAGTTTCAATCAACAAAAATATTTGATGGTTTTAGTACAGTATTCCGTCAATGGAGAGCAGAAGGTACTCATTGTAAATACCTTCATGGTTATGGTGTTTCATTTAAAGTATGGTTTGAAGGTGAATTAGATGAAAGAAATTGGGTTTGGGATTTTGGAGGTATGAAACGTGCTAAAGGTACTATTGATAATAAAAATCCTAAAGAATGGATGGACTATATGTTTGACCACACTACACTTGTAGCTGAAGATGATCCAGGTATTGGTGGATTTAGAACAATGAATGAATTAGGTATTATTCAATTAAGAGAATTACCAAGTGTAGGTGCTGAACAATTTGCTAAGTATGTATTTGAAAAAATTAATACATTTGTTCAGGAAGAAACCAATGGTAGAGTTAGTGTTGTGAGAGTAGAATTTGCTGAACATAATAAAAATACAGCTGTATATGAAGGTTAGTCATGAGTTGCCTTTGGGCTTAATGAAATTTGCATATAAGTGGAACGACTATGATTATTGTTTACCACATTTAATTGACAAATACACAGAGTACAAAGAATTTTTTGAGTATTCTAAAACACATGGACGTTTCATTATCATGGATAATGGTCTATTTGAAGGAGTAACTCATACAACAGAAGATTTATTAGATAAAATTAATTTAGTTCGTCCTAATATATTTGTTGTTCCTGATGAATGGAATGACGCAGCCGCTACACTTCGCAATGCTAAGAGTTGGATGATAAACTATAAGGAAGGTTTACCTGAAGGTGTTAACCTAATGGCTGTATGCCAAGGTAAAGATATGGGTGAGTTAATTACAACATACCAAACACTAGTTGATTTAGGATACACTCATATTGCATTTAATCATTCCAGTATAGCATATCAAGAATATTTTTATTCAGCTACAGGTGGAGATACAAATTATACTCCATTAGAAATGGCAATGTATGGTAGAATGGAATTCATTAGACGACTAGTAGAACGTAGTATAATTAGAAAAGATGTTTATCATCATTTATTAGGATGCTCATTACCACAAGAATTTATGTCATATGATGATTGGAAATTTATCCAATCAGTAGACACATCTAATCCAATATTAGTTGGTGCTGAAGGTAAAAGATATGATGATAATGGTATTGATTGGAAACCAAAAGAAAAATTAGAGTATTATTTTGAGAAAAACTTGGATGACAAGTTAGAAGACATTATCTTTAATTTGAATAAGTTTAAATCGTTTATAAAATAATAAAGTTATGAAAAAAGCAGTATTATCACTGTCAGGGGGAATGGACTCTAGTTCATTATTGTTACACCTATTAGCTAATGGCTATCAAGTAACAGCATTAGGTTTTGATTATGGTCAAAAGCACAAAGTAGAATTAGAACGCGCAACAGCATTAGTTGAGTATATTAATGATATTTGGAGCGCTACTCATCCACCATTTGATAATGACAAAAATTATCAATGGCATCCAGTAACACACCAAATTATTAAATTAGATGGTTTATCTCAATTATTAAACTCAGCTTTAGTAACTGGTGGCGCTGATGTTCCTGAAGGACATTATGAGCAAGACAATATGAAAGAAACAGTTGTACCTAACAGAAACAAAATATTTGCTTCATTGATTCAAGCTGTAGCGTTATCAATTGCTACTAGAGGTGAAAAAAGTGAAGTAGAAATTGCAATGGGTATTCATAAAGGTGATGAAGCTGTTTATCCTGATTGTCGTGCTGAGTTCCGTGATGCTGATTTACACGCTTTTAAAGTAGGTAACTGGGATAGTGAATTAGTAAGTTATTATACTCCATACTTAGAAGTTATGAAATATGACATATTACAAGATGGAGCAGAATCATGTAATAAGTTAGGTTTAGACTTTAATGAAGTATATAAACGTACCAATACTTCCTACAAACCATATCCATCAGGAAATAGTGATTATAAATCAGCAGCGTCAGTAGAACGTATTGAAGCGTTTATTAAATTAGGACGTCCTGATCCTGTACAATATGAAGATGAAACAGGTCCTGTTAGTTGGGAAGTAGCAAAATCATCTGTTGAAAAAGTATTGGCAGATCATTTGGCCTCCCAATAAAAATTAGTTATCTTTAATTATAAATCAAAATACAGTTATGTCAAGAAGATTGAACAAAACCGCAAAGTTGGCTTTTTACACAGCCCGCGAACGCCAAGGTGACACTGCTCGTTTAGCAGAAACCACAGGATTCACTACACGCTTTATCAACTATGTAAAAGCAGGTGAAAGAAGTATTAACGACACATTAGCGAACGAGATGTACAATGTAGCTCGTCGTCGTGTTAAAAACAGTGAGTTAGCTTAAAACGTTAATTCATCAACCCCCACCAACATCCCCCGAAAGGGGGATGTTTTACTATTAACAATCTAAAACATGGACAATATGAAGTGTTTAAAAAATACAAAAACAGGCAACATCATTCGTGTTGCTGATGTTCAAGCAAATCAAATGGCTGGCAGACAATGGTCTTACGTTCCTAAGTCTGAGTGGAAAAATCAAGAGCGTCCTGCTCCTAAAACAGAAGAAACAAAATAACATGCATGAAATATTACATATATTAGAACATACTTTAGGATTATGTGGTGAAAGACATATTAGTATTGTTGCCATAATCTCTGAGTGGCACAATTTTAGTCCTATATTTAATTATATAAAAACAATATTCAAATGGTGAAGTTAGATAAAAAATCTGAAATTGAACTTAATGCTGGAAAATATAGAATCCACGCTTTAAGTCCTTATAATGATGGATGGACACAAGAACACTACCAAAAATTATATGAGAAAGAAATAAAAAAACTAAAAAAATATGAACAAAATAGACCCAAACAAACTACTAATCAGTAGTGATTTTTACAGTGTACAAGGTGAAGGTATTTCATCAGGTATTCCGTCATACTTCGTTCGCTTAGGTATTTGTAACCTAACTTGCGGTATGTCTAGAGCATTCACTAATAACTTAATGAAAGAAGCATCACTAGAAGATGGAGAAATATTTGTTGGTGATTTGCATGCTGAAGGTAAAGCTACTTGGACTTGTGACTCAACAAGCCAATGGTTATGGAGAGGTGAAGATAAAGAATTCGATTATTTAATTAATCGTTGGAAAGAAGAAGGTGTATATGAAGATATTTTAAAAGGTGATGTCCATGTTATCTGGACTGGTGGTGAACCAACAATTAAAGGTCATCAAGAAGCAATTGTTAATTTTCACAATTACTGGAGGACTCTTATAGGACCCTATGATTTAAATAATTTGTATAATGAAATTGAGACTAATGGTACTGTAGTAATTGATCAACCTTTATTTGACCATTTAGAACAAATTAACTGCTCACCTAAGTTAGCCAACTCAGGTATGACTGAAAAGCAACGTTTAGTACCAGATGCTATCAAACGTATTATGGAACATAAAAACTATCAATTTAAGTTTGTTATTAGTACAGAAGATGATGTTAAGGAAGTATTTCGTGACTTTGTAGTACCATTCAATATACCTCTTAAAAATGTTGTTTGTATGCCTGGTTTAGATGATGTTGCTGATTTTGAAGAGCGTACTCAATTCTGTTTAGAAATGGCTAAGAAGTATAGATTCCGTGGATTAACTAGATTACATATTGCAGCTTGGAATAAAACATTAAACGTATAATATATGACATTAGAAACATGGAAAACACTTTCTGAAGATGAAAGAAAACAGTTTTGGAAAGACGAACAAACCCGACTTGAAGCTGAAAAATTAGCATTAGCTGAAATGATGGAAGTAACAGATGTCTCTTTAGCTGAAATTCATAAAAACATTAGTGAAAAAGCAGGTGTTGAAGCAGCAGATTCATGGGTTAAATTTCTTAAAGAAGCAAGACAAAGAGAAATAGATAAACAAACTAGTTAATATGCCAAAGTATAAAATTATGGGTGAACGCACCTTAGTAGAAGCTTGGACTTACATTGTCACAGCTGATAATGAAGATGAAGCAATTGAGTTAGTTGAAAATTGTCCTGATGGAATGTGTGATGATGTTACTCGCCTTCAAGATGATCAATGCTATCAAGACGATACTGAGTTTTCAGTATTAGAAGAGATTGTTGAGGAAAAACCAAAAGCTAAAAAAGCAGTACCTAAAAAGAAAGCTGCGCCAAAGAAAAAGAATGGAAAAAGTAAAAATAAATAGTGGTCACTACTTAGAACTAATGGATAGACTTCATGTTGCTATGAGTACTATAAATGATCATATTCTAGAACATCCATTAGCTGAACAACAAAAAGAAATTCAATCACTAGTTGAAGATGCTATAACTAATTTATGGGATGCTTATCAATTAGTAGGAGGATTAACATACGAAAACAAAAACTAATAATATGAGTAAATTTAAATGTCAATATTGTGATAAGGATACAGGTGATGTAGACTTTGATTATTTAGTAGGTTATGATCATTTATCATGCGCTTTAGAGGCTGAAGGTAAAGCTAAAGTAAATGAAGTAGAAACATGTGTGTTGTGTGGTAAAGACACTCCGTATGTTAAAGGTACTCATATTGATTTTAGAAACCACTATATTGAAGGTGCTGGTCAATTATGTCAATCATGTTATAATAGAGGAACTAGTCGAGAACATTTAGCTATTCCTACTTACTTAATTACAGATACTCCAAATGATCAAGAGTTAGGAGCTAAAATAAGAAAATTTTATTATGATAACAGAGACTAATATGATCAATGCTCTTATTATTTTATGTTTAGCATTAGTTGCCGTACAAGGCATAATGTGGAGAATGATTGATAATGCTAAACAAGACATTGACTCCAAAATGGATGCTTTATTTGCAGCCACTTTAACTAAATTTTTGGAGACTGACAGAGAATTAACTAATTTAAAAGAAAAAAATAAGAAAAATGGAACTACTAAAAAAATCTAATGGTAATTTAGCTCGTACACCAGAAGAAATAGAGCAAATGATTGATAAAGCGGCTGATGCTTATGCTGGTTTCTTAAATGCAGTAGGTTTTGATTATACAGCAGACAGACAAACAGTTGATACACCGCGTAGAGTAGCTAAAGCATGGTTAAAAGATTTAATTGTAGGCTCAGTTACTAATGAACCAAATATTACAGTATTTCCTAACGATGAAGGATACGATGGGTTAGTAATCCAATCAGGTATTCCTATTGTTAGTATGTGTGCTCATCATAACTTAGCATTTACAGGTTATGCTACAGTAGCCTATGTACCAGCAGAAAATGTTATCGGTTTATCTAAATTAAATCGTATTGTTGAATGGTTTGGACGTAGACCACAAATGCAAGAATCATTAACAACACAAATTCATGATTATATTGCTGATAAAATGATATGTCAATCAGTAGCAGTTAGTATTGCTTGTAAGCATACATGTTGCTCACATAGAGGTATTAAGCATGGTTCTGTAATGACTACAAATAAATTTAGTGGTGTGTTTATGGAAAAAGAAAATTTAATTAGAGAGGAATTCTTACACGCGATAGAGGTTAATGGAACTAAATTTTAATAATATGCAAGAAAAAGAAAGTAAAACAAATAAACATTTTACCTATAGTATGATTAAATCAGTATTCCGTATAACAGCGGGTACTGCTTTAGCGTTTGGTATATTTGAAGCTGCGGGTTGTTTCCTAATTGTCGCAGAGGTATTAGGAATACTAGAAGAATTTTAATATTTATATATATGTCATACTCAGATAAAGTAATAGCACATTACGAAAACCCACGTAACATTGGCACATTAGATAAATCTAAAGCAAATGTTGGTACAGGACTAGTCGGGGCTCCGGAATGTGGAGATGTAATGCGTTTACAAATAGAAGTAGAAAATAATATAATTGTTGATGCTAAATTCAAAACATTTGGATGCGGCTCAGCAATTGCTTCTTCTTCAGTAGCTACTGAATGGTTGAAAGGTAAATCATTAGACGAAGCCATTACTATAGATAATATGGATTTAGTAGAGGAATTAAATTTACCTCCTGTTAAAATTCACTGCTCGGTTTTAGCAGAAGATGCTATTAAAGCAGCTATCAATGATTATCGAGTAAAACAGGGATTGGAGGCAATTGTATTTGAAGAATCACATATATAATGGTAACAGTATCAGAAACAGCAGCAATAAAATTAAATTCACTAATCGAAGAAAGTGGATTTCAAACTCCATTTGTTAGAGTATCAGTTAAAGGAGGTGGATGCAGTGGATTATCTTATGATTTATCCTTTGATACAGAACAACTCCCATCTGATACATTAGCAGAAGATAAAGGTGTAAAAATACTTGTAGATATGAAATCTCTATTGTATCTTTACGGCACTGAATTAGAGTTTAGTGGTGGGTTAAATGGTAAAGGATTTCAATTCATTAATCCAAATGCTTCACGAACCTGTGGTTGTGGTGAATCATTTGCAGTATAAAAAGATAAATTATGAGTTTTATTATCGGAAAAAGTTGTGTTGATTGTATGGACACAGCTTGTGCTAACGCTTGTCCTGTTGATTGTATTCACGGACCTATAAATGTTGGAGGTTCTGGTGGTGAAGTAGCTGCTCAAGGCAAAGAAGCATTTCCAGGCGGACAATTATATATAGACCCAGATACTTGTATTAACTGTGGAGCATGTGTACCTGAATGTCCTGTTAGTGCAATTTATGAAGATGAGGACTTAGCAATTAAAGCAGGTGAGGAAGAGTCAGTACATAAGAATTATCAATTTTTCGGATTAAAATATAATTAATGATCATAATAGACGTACAGAAACACAAATCAATTGAACATGCCTTGAAGGTGTATAAACAAAAACACAACAAGATAGGTACTGTAAAAGAATTACGTAACAGACAAACATTCACTAAGCCATCAGTAGAACGTAGACTGGAAATATTGAAGGCAAAATATATAGAATCTAAACGAACAAAGTAATTTATGCTAAGTGCAAAACAAATATTAGACGAAGGATTATTAAAACTAGATGAGACTAAAGGTAAAGCAGCGCAAGTTGGTTATGACTTGTCTCTTAAAGCCGTAAATAAAGTTGGTAATCGTATTGGTTACAATATGTTCAAAGAAGGACAGATAGGCAAAGTATTAAAGGATAAAACGGTATTAACCACATATACTCCTGTTAGTACTATAATGTTAGATGGTAATGAAGGATATTTGTTACATGATGGTGTTTATGATATCACGTTTTGGGAAGGATGTAAGTTACCTGAAAACAGAGTAGCGTTCATTAAACAACGCTCTTCATTATATAGAAACGGAGCAATAATTAACTCACCAGTGTTTGATCCAGGATTTGAAACAGAATTTATGGGTACATTATTATATGTTCATGAACCATTATTCATTGAGAAAGATGCTCGTGTAGCACAAATATATTTCCATGAGTGTAGTGATGCTGAAAAATATAATGGTCAGTGGCAGAACGATAAACAAAGAAGTTCATTATAGAATGCCTATAACATTATCAAATACAAGCGGAAAAGGTAACTTTACATTAGTAAATAATACTAATAAAGGTAATCTTGCTATGTCATTATCATTAAGTATTCAATATAGTGCTGGACTATTTAAAACAACATATACAGGATATTTTGCAGATAATGTTAGTTTCTTTGCAACAGCAACATCAGCTTCTTTTGGAGGAAACCCAGCAACTTCCGTACAAACTACTGTTATTAGTGAACCTGCAACTGATGATGGTTCTAATTTTAGTGTTCAATGGTTAGGATACTTTAAACCAACAACAACAGAAACATATACATTTTTTACAAACTCAGATGATGCTTCTTATATGTGGATTGGAGCAAATGCATTATCAGGATTTTCAACTGCAAACTCAACTGTAAATAATGGTGGAGCACATGGTAATCAGGAACGAAGTGGTACATCAGCATTAACAGCAGGAGTATATTACCCAGTTAGAATGCAATTTGGTGAACAAGGTGGTGGTGATGTATTTGGTTTTAACTATTCAACACCAACTATAACAAAAACAACAAATGTAACAGGCTTAGTATTCTATAATCCAGCAACAAATGGATTTTAATATTTAGAATGAAAAATTTTGACCATAATAAAAAATCTGAGGGACTTGGCGACACAATTGCTAAGTTAACTCATGCTTTGAGTTTAGATGATTTAACTGATCTATTAATTAAAGCTGTAGGTAAGAAAGACTGTGGTTGTAATGAACGTAGAGAAAAATTAAACAAAATAGTTCCATACAAAAAGAAAAAATAGGTTATGAAATTAGATAAGTATAATAAGTTGAGAGCAAAATTCGAATTGTTCTCATTTGAAAACAACTTCTTTACACTTGATAAAGTATTGTATTATTTCTCATTTTTGGGAAATATATTCTTAGTATTGTTCTCTTATTTCTTTATTAAAGATATAACAAACACAATACCACCCTTATTTCCAGGACAAGATATATTTTTTAGTATATTCATTATCTTGTTTATGTCTGGTTATGAGTTATTTAAACGTTTCTCATTTGAACAATTAATTGTATCATTTATACAAGCCGGTAAAGCAACTGTTTCTAATGCTTTAGGTACTATATTATGTTTAGGATTAGTTGCAGGTTCATTTTATCTATCGTTAAATGGTGCTCATAGATTAGTAGATACATCAGATAAAATTGAAACTACTATTGATCAAACTATATCACTTAAAACAGACTCAATAGCAAAGTATTATGATAAAGAAATACTATACTATAGAAATCAACCAGCTCGTAGAAAAGCAGACAGAATATATAGAGATTCTATTGTTAATGTGTTACAACAGCAAAAAGATGAGAAAATTAAAGTAATTGAAACCAAAACACAAAATAAAACGTCTACTCAACTTGAGAAAAATAAACAAAATGATATAGCGTTTATATTCATGACATTCTTTTTAGAGGTTATTATTTTAATAGGTGTTGGGTTTGATGCCTTCTATATTGTGGGTTCATACAAAGAGATGAAGCAATTGCTAACCACACCGAAATTTAAACAACTAGACCTGAATATTAAGTTACTTAAGTTATATTACCAGAATGGACGTAAGAAAGAGGGTGACCAAACAATAGCATTCAGTAAGTTGGAATCATTGGCGAGAAATCAAAAATTACAATGTTATCAAAAGGATATACGTGATTTTGTAACATTATGCACTGAATTAGATATAGTTAAAGCAGTTAACAAGAGAACTAAAGAATACGCAATACCGTACGAAAAAGCAAAAGAATTACTTGAATCTCAGGAAATGTTGTAACATATTTATATACAGCATATTTATACTAAGACTGCATATAAAATTATAACAAACCATGTCCATTACATTAAGAAATGTCAAAGGTAGTGCCTTAACATACACTGAATTAGATAACAACTTTATAACCTTAACTGGTTCTATTGATACTGTATCCGCTAGTTTAGCATCAAGAGTAACAAATCAAGAAGCATTTAGTTCATCACTTGACGCAACTTACGCTACAGACGCCCAAGTAAACACAGCTACCGCGTCATTAAGCGCTAGTATTTCAACTGTTAGAACTACATTAAGTGGTTCATTAGCAGGTAGAATAGCAGCTCAAGAATCATTTAGTGCATCATTGGATGCAACTTACGCTACAGATACTCAATTAGCTTCAGCTACAGCATCATTAAGTGCTAGTATAGCAGCATTATCAAGTTCATATCTTATAGCATCAGCATCATTAAGTGCTAGTATTGCTATATTATCAAGCTCATACACAATTGCTTCTGCTTCATTAAGTGCTAGCCTATACGATCTATCAAGCTCATACACATTAGCATCAGCATCATTAAGTGCTAGTTTATATGCTCTTTCAAGTTCATATACTTTAGTATCAGGATCATACTCAACAACAGGATCAAACATATTTTCAGGTAGCCAAACAATTACAGGTTCATTAAATGTGACTGGTAGTTTAAGAATGGCTAGTGGTAGCGGAATAGTATTTGGACCAACCGGTTCATCTGTTACTAGCTCTAGATCATACGAGACTGGATCAATATTTTGGAATACAGATAGTGGTTCATGGTGGGGATTCAACGGTAATAGATTTATCTATTTCGTTACTGGTAATTTCGCTTAAGTTTACAACTAATATATACTTTGAGGGCTTGGGAAACCAAGTCCTCTTTGCTATCTTTATAGCATGTATCAAGCCATATTCTACGATAATAAAGAGAAAAAATGTCACTTACGTGATGATAAAGAAGGATGGTGTCATTTTGAATATTTTCCTACCTACTTTAAATTAGACCCAAACGGTCAATTCCAAACATTAGATGGTAAAACAGTATCTCCTACTAAAAAACTAAATAGAGAAGATCCAACCATGTATGAGGTAGATGTTCCTGCTGAAACAAGAATATTAGTTGATTTATTCAAAGATGAAGATGACGCTCCTAAGTACCACAATGTAGTATTTTTAGATATTGAGTGTGTAATTGGAGGAGCATTAACACCTGAAAATGTTCAAAGCGCAGGTACAAAAATTACCGCTATTGCTTTATATGATAAGCAAACAGCAACATACTATTGTTTTATATTAGATGAAACTAAATCAATTACATTATCAACTGAACCAGGTAAGGAAGTAATCGCTTGCTATACTGAGAATGAGTTGTTAAGTAAGTTTTTAGATAAGTGGGAGGAATTAGATCCTACTATTATTACAGGATGGAATAGTGAATATTTTGATATTCCATTTTTATTCAATCGTATTAAGAATCAATTAGGATTTGATCAAGCATCTCGTTTATCACCTATTAGACGAGTAGATACTACAACATACTTTGATAAGAAGAAACAACAAAATGTAACTCATACTAGTATTAGAGGTATCAATCATCTTGACTATATGTTACTTCATCAGAAGTTCATTATGAAACAAGAACCATCTTACAAACTAGGTGACATTGGAGAGAAATATGTTAATCTAGGTAAGATAGAATATAAGGGTAACTTGGATAAGTTGTTTAAAGAGGATGTCGCTAAGTTTATTGAGTACAATATTCGAGATGTAGAAATATTAGTTGCTTTAGATGAAAAATTACAGTTTATTGATTTAACAGTTAACATATGTCACTTATGTCATACACCATATGAAAACATTTATTATTCAACTTCATTAAATGAAGGAGCTATATTTACTTACCTGAAACGAAAAAATATAGTCTCACCAAACAAACCAACTACATTCAGTCCAGAATTAAAAACCATAGTTGAAGAATATGCAGGTGGTTATTTAAAAGATCCAATACCAGGTTTATATGAGTGGGTTATTGACTTAGACTTTACTTCACTATATCCATCTATTATTCGTTCACTCAATATTGGTGTTGAAACATTAGTAGGTAATGTTTTGATTAGAGACAAATATGATAACAACTATACATTACAAGATTTAAGAGCTAAACCTGATGCTGAGGTGTATCTTGAAAATAAGAAACGTCAACGTACTATAATTAAAGCAGGTGATTTAGCTGATATGGTTGAAAAGAAAAATTTAAAATTAGCCGCTAGTGGTGCTTTATTTAAAACAAGTGTTGGTAGTGTATCTGCTGAAGTATTAACTGATTGGTTTGCTAAACGAAAGGAATATAAGAACCTAATGAAGAAAGCAGGTAAAGCAGGTGATAAAGATTTGTATGCGTTTTATGATAAAAGACAACATGCTTATAAAATTAAGTTAAATGACTTATATGGTTGCTATGCTCAAAATGGATGGCGTTATACTGACGGTTATAAGGTGATATCTAAGGCTATCACATTAACTGGACAACGTTTGCTACAAGAATCAATTAAGTTTGTTAATGAATGGTTAAATGATAAATTAAGTACTAAAGATAAAGACTATATCATTACTAGTGACACTGACTCATTATTCATTCAGGTTAAAGATTTAGCATTACAACGTAATCCTGAATTAGCTACTGCTAGTAAAGAAGAATGGATTAAAACTATTTTAAATATTGCTACTGAAATACAAACAGCAGCTAATGATCATCTAAACCATCTAGTTAAGGATTTATTTAACATACATGATGAACATTACTTTGACTTAAAACAAGAAGTAATTATTGAGCGAGGATATTTTTCAGGCAAACGTCGTTACGCAATGTATATTGTTAACAAGGAAGGTGTTACAACTGATGAATTAGTAATCATGGGATTGGATCTGATGAAATCTAATTTCCCACCTGTATTTAGAAAGTTTAGTAATACTTTACTTCAAGACATTATGTTTGGTAAAACTAAACCTGACATTGATAAAATTATTATTGATTTTAGGAATTCAATGAAATCAAGACCAATTGTTGAATTAGCTAAACCAACTGGAGTAAAGGAGATTAAGAAATATCTTGACACTAAGAACACAGCTGGTTCTATCTTTAGTCAAATAACTAAAGGTGCTCCTGTAAATACAAAAGCGGCTATACATTATAATGATTTACTTAAATTTAAGAAATTAGATAAGAAATACTCCATTATACAAGAATATGACAAAATATATTGGGTGTATTTAAAAGACAACCCATACAAAATTGATGTCATAGCATTCACAGCTAGCAATGACCCAGATGAGATTATGTCATTTATTAATTCATATATTGATAGAGACAAAACATTTGATAGTATATTATTAAACAAGTTAGAGAACTTATATGGTGATATTGGTTGGTCATTCCCATCACTTAATCCTTTTACAAATAAATTTTTCTCATTCGGATAAAATCGTTATATTTAAAATATGGAAAAAAATAATTTAGTTTCGTTAATAGAAAAATATTATTTAGATGGTACTGTAGAATCCGCTATCTGGAATATCAAGGACAATAAAGCAACTATTAAGTTCACTACACAATATAAAAACTTAGTTGGTATTATTACTAGTGATAATTTTGATTTAGATGATTGTGAGATAGGAATATACAATACATCTCAATTTCTTAAGTTTGTTCGTATCACTGATTCATACTTAGAATTAAAACTAAATAAAAATACATCACAACAAGCAGTTGAACTAGCAATATCAGATAACCAATATGATTTAAAGTATGTATTGTCTAATTTAGATTTAATTGAACGAGTTAAAACAGTAAATGAACCTGATGCATATGATGCTAATTTTTTAATTGATAATGAGTTCACTGACAAGTATCTTAAAGCAAAGAAAGCATTAGGTGATGTAAATCGTTTTACAGTTAACGCTGAGTACGTACAGGATGAAGGCATGTATATTGTATTTGAAATAGGTGATAATGCCAACCATGCCAATAAAATCAAATTTAATGTGTTAGGTGAAGCTATGTTAGGACTAAACCAATTAGCATTCCCAGCTGATCTATTTAATGATATACTTAAAGTAAATGTTGGTAATACAGGTAAAATAGAAATAAGTGAACATGGTATATTGAAAGCTAGTTTTAAAGAAAAAGATATAACAGCTACATATTATCTTGTATGCCTAAATGAATCTTAATATATTTATTGTAAAGATACTTGGTAGGTCTTAAGTTTTGATTATTTAACCGCTGATCTTAGGACAGCAACAAAAACACAGGAGGTTTAAAATGACACAATTCCGTCTAGGGGCAATGGACCCATTTGACATTGTTTGGAAGAATCTATTCGACCAAAACGCACAATTCAGCACACACGAACACAAAATCAACTACCCAGTTGATATCTACGAAGTAGAATCAGGCTTAATATTTGAATTAGCCGTAGTAGGTCTTAATCAAGAAGATCTTAATATCCTAATAGAAGGGGATACACTTAGAATTACACACGACAGAAAAGCAGCAGAAGGAGAAGAAAATCGTCCTTATATCCAAAAGGGTATAGCACGTCGTTCTTTTGACTTAGCTTGGAAAATCGCATCCAAATTTGAATTAAATAAACTAGAAGCCATGATGGACAAAGGTTTGTTAATTATTCATATACCGTACTCGGCCGAGAAAGCACTTAAGAAAATTGAAATTAAGGCACCGTTACATTTAAAATAAGTTACAATTAATAAAGTTTACATTAAATAGACCTACCAAGTTAAGTTATGATGCTACACGAACCGATTAGATTCGAGGACAACATTTACCTAGTACAGAAAATTAGAGTTGAAACTGACAGCGTTAAGAATAGCGTTGATTTGTTATGCTCTGATTATGACGCAGATAAAGTATTACGTAAAGAAGGTAAACTATACTTTCTACAAAAAATAGAAGACGCTGAGGTAATTGCTTGGCTCCCTAAAGAAAATGAGTTAAATTTAAATATAAAAACAAAACATGAGTAAATACATTGAACCAAAGAATGGTTACATCATTCTTAAGCCAATTGAGGAACAAGAGGTATTAGCAGGAAACATTATCTTACCTGATCTAGGTAAAGAACGTCCTGAAATCGCTACAGTTGAATCTGTGAGCGTAGGTTATAATTTCTATACAGGTACACAACTGCCATCAACATTAAAAGAAGGTGATATAGTATTAGTACCTAAAATGGGTGCTGTTAAAGTATCATTTGATAGTAAAGACTATTATATCTGTAAAGAATCAGATGTATATGGTACCGTAAAAGAAGTAGAAGAAATAAAAGTAAACATTGAGGCTATTAAAGAAATTTTAGCTGAAACAGAACCATTAAAATTATAATTAAAATGACAGAAACAACATCAGGTATAGATTTAAAAAATAAGTTACTCTCAGGTATTGAGAAACTAAATACAAGTGTCTCCTCAACATTAGGACCAGGAGGTAGAACAGTTTTGATTAAAGACAAAGAAGGAGCAATCCGTGTTACAAAGGATGGAGTTACAGTAGCAAAAGCATTTAGTGAGTTAGAAGACCAAATTGAAGATTTAGGTGCTCAACTTGTTAAACAAGTTTCGATTAAGTCTGCTTCTGAGGTAGGTGATGGTACAACCACATCTACTTTATTAGCAGCTACCATAGTAAAAGAAGGATTAAAGAACATTTCTGAAGGCGCTAATCCAGTTGAAGTAAAAAGAGGTATTGATAACGCAGTTAGTATTATAGTTAATAAATTAAAAGAATTAGCTCAAGACATTACAACTGAAGAACAAATTGCTCATGTAGCTACTATTTCAGGTAATAATGACCCAGAAATTGGTAATTTAATTGCTACCGCGTTAGATAAAGTAGGTAGAGATGGAGTAGTATCAATTGAGGAAAGTAAAACAGGTGAAACACAACTTGAGATAGTTGAAGGTATGCAGTTTGAGAGAGGTTATAAATCACCTTACTTTGTTACTAATAATAATACAATGCAGAGTGTTTTAGAAGATCCGTATGTATTGATATATGACGGTAGAATAACTACAGCGGCTGAATTAGTACCTGTACTTACTAAAGCTAATACTGAAAACAAATCATTATTAATTGTAGCTGAAGATATTGATGGTGAAGCATTAGCAACACTTATTGTTAATAAAATGAGAGGTATTGTTAAGGTAGCAGCAGTTAAAGCGCCTGACTTTGGTGAACGTAAAACTTTAATTTTAGAAGACTTAGCTACCATTACAGGTGGTGAAGTAATATCTAAAGATAAAGGATATAAGTTAGATAAGTTAGTTCCACAACAACTACATTCATTCTTAGGTAAAGCAAGAACAGTAACTGTAACTAAAGATAAAACAACTATTGTTGATGGTAGAGGAGATGAAGTAGCAATTGAAGCAAGAGCTGAACAATTAAAGGATCAAATTGATAAAGCACAATCATTCTACGAGAAAGAGAAGTTACAAGAAAGATTAGGTAAATTAATTGGAGGAGTAGCTATTGTGTCAGTAGGTGGTAATAGTGAGATTGAAATGAAAGAGAAAAAGGATCGTGTTGAAGATGCTTTATTCGCTACTAAAGCCGCTTTAGAACAAGGTATTGTACCTGGTGGTGGTTTATCATTAATTAGAGCGTTTTTAGCTGCTTTAGATGGTGCAGATGCTGATGATGATAATACAATCCGTGGATTTAAAATTCTTAAGAAAGCATGTTATGCTCCATTCATTAAGATATTAGACAACGCAGGTAAAGATAATTGGTATGAAATTTTACATGAAGTATTAAACGGTGGAGATAATGATAACTTCTTAATATACAATGTAAAAACAAATACTATTGCAAATGCAATTAGTGAAGGATTATTAGATCCAGTTAAAGTAACTCGTACAGCGTTAGAAAATGCGGCATCAGTTGCAGGTACTATCTTAACAACAGAAAGTGTAGTATTTGAAAAACGTGATGATAAAAAGAAAGACGAGGGATTTGATATGTCTGGTCTAGGAATGTAATATAAAGATTAATTAGAATGTATCCTTTAACTGTAGGAAGGGCGGATACATTAGGTTGATTGGGATAAGCATCATGTGTGCATAAATCGGTTAGAAATGCCAGTCGTAAAAGTAGATGTCCACGCACCCATCTTCTACTTTCCTAAATTTAATATGCTGGATTGGCGGAATAAACAATGCAGACTGACGAGTTTGTATCAACATTGAGACGCGCCGTATTCTAGAAGGAGATGTATCCAAAATGGACATCGTGTGGGTAATCAATCCCTCATCCGGCACCTTAAAGACGTTAGCTGTAAAAAACGTCTCTAATATAAACAGGACCATTAGTATTGATATCAAAAGCTAATGGTTGGTGGTAGATGAGTATTGATGACTGCAGCCTCCAATACTCACACCACTGTAATGGAGAGATGCCGGAGCGGTTGAACGGACTTGTCTTGAAAACAAGCATA